CCCCGCCGCTGAAGAGTGTGTACGTGGCAGACTCCAGGGTCGGCGCAGCGCCCGGCGATGCTGCCGGGTATCCGCAATGGCGCGCCAAGGCGACGCCCGCACGGTCGATGAGCGCCGAGAGGACCGCTTCTGATGCGGCCAGGTTCGGTGCCATCGCTGCGACGTTTGCTGCTGAAGTCAGTGCCACGTGTCAGAACCTCAGTTCGCCAGTCGATAGACGAGGACGACGTGAAGCTCGTAAGCTGGTCCGGTGCCAGACTTCGCGACTGCGAACGTCACCGACTCGCCCTTCTCAACTTCAAGCTCTTCGCCGTCGAGCGCAGCCAGGATGGTCTGCTCCTCGGCGGTGTCAGCAGTCAATGCGCCGCCGGCGACGTTGGTCTGCTTGCTAAAGATGTTCTGGCTGTTCTGTGTCGCCGTGATTGTGATGTTGTTCGTGTTGTCAGCCGACACGCCGACGCGGGGCATGATGTATGCCCGTGTGATGATGCCGGTGTCGGTGTATGGCCACACGACGGATGTTGCGTCGACTGCGTCTGAACCGGACATGACCGGACTGACCAGGACGCGCTCTGCGATAGACATGTTGTCTCCAGGGAGTTTGTGCGACGCCCGGCAGGCCGGCTGGCCTGTCAGGTGTCAGGGTTGATCAGCTGAGCCAGTTGAAGCCGAAGCGGACGACAGCCTCGGAAGAGCCGGAGACGGTCTTGAAGCAGCGGCGCAGGGTTGCGACGACGTGCGTGCCGCCGGTCTTGATGTCTCGGTCAAGCTCGACGAGCGTGTTGCGGCGCTGGTAGTGCGAGAAGGCTGACAGGTCGACAGCAAGTGCGCCGGACAGGGCACCAGACCCGGTAAACTTACCAGTCGCGGCCAGGTCAGCAGAAAGGAAGCGAGACACGACGATCGGATGACCGAAGACGCTGGCAAGCTGCCCGGAGAGAAGCGTTGCACCGGTGCCCAGCTTGTCGAGGGTCAGCACATTGGAGTCAGACAGAAGCTTCTGGTAGAAGACTTCGGGGCTGACGATGATTGCGAGGCGAGACGCTGCACGCTCCCCCATGCCGCCGATCAGCGACGACATCAGGCCCGTGATGGTCTGCGCAGAGCCCATATCGACAGTCTGCGAGCGGTCGAAGGCCAGTGCACGCAGACCCGTAAAGATGCGGCGGTGGTCAGCAGAGCCGCCGAGACCAGACGCGCCCCATCGGCCGCGAATGTTCCAGCTTGCGATGGTGTCCTGGTGAGTCGCTGCAGCGTCACCGTTGACCATCGCGTCGGTGTATCCGTCGTTGATGGCGTCAACGACAAGTCGGCGGACCAGCGGCTCCAGGGCGACGATAGAATCTTCGGCTTCCATCTCGTCATAGACGACGCGGACAGCCAAGTTGCTAACCGTGATGGTCTGCTCGGCGGTGACTGGGGTGCTGCCGGTGTAGTTGGCTGGGTCGTCGCTGCTGATGGCGTTGCGCTTGAACGGACGAACGCCGGTACTCAGTTTCGGCTGGAGCATGGTTGCCCGTGGCATGTCAACGATCGGGAACAGGCCGGCGATGGCGAGGGGAACCTTGAACTCTTCATAGATCGAAGGGTAGGTACCATCGGGGATCCACTCGGCGCCGCTGCCGGCGGTGTCGGTGATGGCCTTCTCGATAGCGCCGCGAATGTTCTGCGGTGCCCGGCTCATCAGCTTGAGGATCTCGGCGTCGGTCTTCGGCGTCGCTGGGTTCTTCGCCATCAGGCGGACCAGGCTGCGGCGCTCGACGGCCTTCTGGAGCTCCAGGTGCCAAGGGGTCTGCGCTTCGGTGTCGTCAAGGAGACCGGGCTGGTGAACCTCGGCGACCTGACCAGCGAAGCGGACCTTGCGCGTTTTGCTCTTCAGGTGAATCCGGCCGGACTCGTCACAGTAGCGGTGCTGCAGCTCGCGATCCTTCGTGCCGACGACTGCCCGCTGCTGTGGTCGTGCGTTGGCTTCCATCAGGCCCTGCAGCTTGCCGGACAGGTCTTCAACTGCGCGCTCGGTCGCGGTTGCGTTGCCAGCGGTGCGGGTCAGGACTGCGGCGGCCTCTTTGAGGTGCTCGCGCAGGCTGCTCTCGGTGATCTGGTCTGGGACGGCCAGGCTCTTTGTGTTGGTGGTGTCATCGCCGAACATACCGGCTCACTCCTTAAGAAAGGGCAGGCCGGCGGCCTGCTCGGTGGTCGTGTCACGCAGCCAGCCCAGCGGGTCGGCGTGCTTGACGTCCTGACTGTTTGCGCAGTCGTGATCGTGGGAAGAAACGGGATCGTTGCCGCTCAGCAGTGTTGCCAGGCGCTGCCGGTTGTGCTTGTTGCCGAGGAGCCGCCGAAGATCATCATCAGAGGCTGCTTCCGCCGATGCAGCCAGCAGGGCTGAACTATTCGCAGGCACCGGGGTAATAGAGAACTCGACAAGTTCGTTGTTGCTGGCAACGATCCCGAAACCGTCGCGGCTGTATCGCGGATCCTCAGGCTCCAGATCACCGCGATACTTGACCACGCCGGGGAAGAAGCCGACCGAGCCGGCGTTGATGAACCCGCGCTGAATCTTGCCAGCGACCTCGGCGGCGAACGGGTCCGCCATGTCAAACTGCATCTCGATTTCGAGCTGTCCGTTGACGACGGCGACGTCCGTGGCCCGTGCGATCGGTGCGCGCGTGCTGTCATGGTTCCACAGAATGACCGGGTTCTTCCGGTACGCGTCAAGCTGCCAGGACTGCTCAACGATGTCACCCATGCGGTCGACCTGCGCTGTGCTGGCGACGAAGCGGAACGTATCCTGAATCAGCTTCTCTTCGTCTTCGTGCGGCTTGCCGTCGTGGTATTTCGTGACGCGCTTCAGTGTCACGCCGATATTGTGGCGCATGTCCGCTCCTTTTGCTGCGATTGCGCGCTGCTTGTCCGCCTCGTCGGCGGCGTCCATCTGCCGAACTCGACGCGCTGCGAACGACCGCCCGGCGTCACCGAACCACGCAGCCCAGGCAACCCGACCCGGCGATGGGTAGCCGTCTTCGCCAGGGTTGGCGCCCTCGCCGTCCAGGTCGCTCTCGTGACGCGGAAACCATGCATTCATGGCTCGCACCTTCTCAGGCGTCAGGTCCTCGCCGTTCGCGACCTTGCGCGCCCACACCTTCGTTGACTGGACCATGCCGCTACCGGCTTCGCCTTCTTCGATCCACTTGACCGCCTTCTTCGCCTCTTCAATCATGCCAGCGGTCGGCGAGAAGTCGATGTCGGCGTATCGCTGCGGAACGTAGCGACTGACCGCATCGGCGCTCTTGTCTTCGCCGCGTGTGCTCTGTGGGTGCTCTTCGGGCAGAAGGTCGGTGTCATGCTTGCCGCTGCGGAACTTGTCATTGCGCAGGGCATACAGAAAGCTGTTGACCCGTGCATAGGCCCATTGATCAGCGCTGCCGACTCCAGGCCGCACGCTGCCGGGGTTCGTGTTGTAGGCACCCACACCACGCTCAAAGACCTGCGCGAGCACGCCGGGCGTCGTCCTGCGCCAGCGTTCGCGGTCTTTCATCGCCTCGTTGTGCTCGTCGGCTTTGTTCTTGAGTCCTTCTTGCACGGTCTCGGACAGGTCAGACAGGCCACGCTCGACGACCAGGCGCGGGCGGAAGGTGTCGCCTTCGGCGGTCGGTTCATAGCCCAGCTCGGCGCGCGCTTCGTTGACCGTCAGCAGGCCAGCACCGACGAGCAGGTCTTGGCGTTGTGCGACGAGCAGACCGTCTTCCGGGTCGATGGTTGGCTCGGCAGCCGGTGCCACTTCCGCCGGTTCCCCGGCCGGCTGGCTGGCTGGCAACATGGTCTCGTCGATCTCGCTGAAGCCCTCGATGTTCAGCGCCTTGACGGGGTCTAAGCCAAAGACCTCGACCAGCTGGGCGGCTCGGTTGAGGCGGTCGGTGCGTGACTCTTGCAGTGCCTCGACGCCTGACGTGTCGTGCTTGACCCTGTCAGACACTCGACCCATGCGAGCAGCAATTCGACTCAGGCCGTCATCGACCAACGCCATCAGGCCGAGCAGGTTCTGCCAGTAGATCCGGTTCTGCTGCTGCGCCGTGGCGAAGTTCGCCGATGGCAGGAAGAGCCGAACGTAAGCGACACCGACGACTGCAAGGATGCTTGATCGCGTCCAGTCGCGGCCGTTTGAAAACTCCATGTCGCGGGCGTTGAAGGGAAGCTGGTTGATGTCAACGGGCCCGCCGATCGGGATGATGCCGGTCTTCTCAGCGTGCTGCTGGATGTTCTGAACCATCTTCTGCAGGACGTCTGGACGGATACTGGCGCCGTCCTTGGGCGAGATCGTGATGCGCGGCTGGCCACGGTGCGCTTCGTCTCGCAATCGCTTTGCAGCTGCGAACTCGCCAGACAGGTCGGTTTCGAGAACCTCAATGACACCCTGACCATACAGGCCCGCCGGGCCTTCTCGGTAGCTGGTCTGTCGAATGTGTACGACGTCGTCTGGGCTGTAGTCGACGTGTGAGCCGTCTTGCGTGAACCGGTAGGCCAGGACGCCGCCGGACGTGCTTGGGATGATCTGCACGGACTCGGGATGCAGCCGGACGATTGAAGTCACTGCAGAGCCTCGACCGAGGACCAAGCCGTAAAAGTTGCCCGTCAGCAGCAGGTCGACAATCATCTGACGACGCCAGAGCGTGGGCCCGACTTGCGAGCTGGGCCGCTGCAACAGTGTCGTGAACGGGTGCCGGTCGACCGCCCTGGAGCGCTGCCCGACAACCCGGCGCACCTGGAGCGGCAGACCGGCGATGTCGTTGGCGACCGCTTCGACTGCGGCATAGACCCAGGGGAACTTCCCGAACGCGGCCATTGACGCCACAACCGGGTATGGCTGCTGTACGCCGTAGTCTGCGCCGTATGACTGCCCGAACTCGATCTCGCGCGGCTGCTCGACGATCTGAAGACGGCGCAGCAAGAGACGCCAGCCCAGGGCGATGCGTTCGGTGATCGTCAGTGCAGAGTTTGCCACGTTGTACGACTACCGCTGAAACCGGTGACGCGTCAAGTGACAACCGCCGAGCAGCTACGGTCGTTATCGGCTTCGTCGGTGTCGGCACTGTGTATAAAGCTGTGAATAACTACAAGAAGCAGTAAACAGAGACGGTGCCGAGAACGCGTCTTTCCCCGGCACCGGGCGACAGCGTGAACCAGACGCACCGCCGCCGCTGTCAGTGTCGCCCTTCACTGCTTGTGAAGTCAAGCCGCGCACTTCACAGGGGCTGATGTGCGAATCTGGGGTAGTCGGTGAGCACGGGCAGAAGTCTCGATCTCTCACTGGTGATATACGCCGATTCACCGGCAGGCCGGCTGGCCTGTGTGCGAATCTGACGTAGTCACAGGATCGACTCGCCGGGCTCGACGACGGACACGGTGACAGTGACACCGGGCCGGTCGCCGGCTTGCTTCGTCGCCAGCAGCCGAACGACCAGGCGGTCGTCAAGGATCACACGGGCGTCCTGCAGTGCGTCCAGCGCAGCCTTAGCGAGGTTATCGACATCGGCGCGGCAGGGCAGGGGATACGCGCCGTCTGCCTGCCAGTATTGCCGATGCACAGATCCGGGGCCGGGCTTGCGTTGCGGTCTGGGAAGCACGACATCAACCGCAACCTGGACGGCCCGCTCGATCGGCGGACGTCGCCAGTGACCAGCCATGACCAGCGCTGCGCCGTGCTTCCACTGGTCGTATCTCGGCGCGTTGTAGGCTCGGCGGTTTCGTCCATCCCATCGCGGGCGAGCGAACGGGACGGCGACACCGCCAAGGCGAACAGAGAAGACTTCCAGCGGCATCAGACAACCCAGGACGGAGACAGCCCCAGATAATACACCAGATACCGCAGGCAATCGGCGAGATGGTCGTCCTGTTTGTGGATCTTGCCGTCAGGTCTGCGCCGGTACAGGTTGAGTTCGCGCAGCAACTCGAAGCAATCCGCATGGATGACGAGGCGGGGATGCCCTTGCCCAGACACGGCGAGGCGCTCGGCGACAGCATCGATGCCGGCCTCGACGTCTTTCTTCGCCGGTGCGGTGTAGATGTCATGATCGCGGGCGAGACTGTCGCGGCCGTCTCGGTCGGCAGGGTCAGCCACGGTCCACTCGTAGACCTCGCCGCCGCTTAGGTTCTTGATCTGCCGGGCGTTACCGGACAGCTTGACGTCCTGCGTCAGGAGTTCGCGATAGACGTGCAGCTGATCCAGGTCAGGGTCAAGCGCAGCCCAGACACAGGCGAAGTTGTAGCCGAAGTCGATGGCGCGGAACTTCTGCCAGTGGTCTGGGATGGGCCGGGCGTCGACGACGTGCACGTCGCGAGACAGCGACGGGTAGATCAGACCACGGGCGCGGGCGAACTTGCCATACAGCCGGGCGTCCCTTTTGTGTGGCTCCAGGTGGCTGAACCTTGCCAGCAGGCCACGACTGCGCACGTGTGGGTTGTCCAGGCCGATGATGCGGCTGGACAGGTAGCCCGGCGGCGGCTTCTGCACGAACAGGTCATAGGTCCACGTCAGGCCCTTGAGCGGCGTCATGCTCAGTATCGCCGGCCCGTCTGACTCGGCGAGGCCTCGGCTGATCTCCTCGAAGACATCTTCGGGGTGCTCCTCGTCGAGTATCGCCGCCCGTGGTGCGTTGCCTTGAAACTTCTCGCGACCCTGCGCCGCTGCCTTCAGCACGATCCGCCCGCCGTTCGGAAGGATGGCTTCCGCTTGATCCTGCGCCTTCCACTTCCGCTTGACCGTCGCCAGCGGCAACCAGCGGTCAAGCTTCGGGCGGTGGTATTCGAGGCTGTCGTTGAAGGTCAGCGCCGAGACGATCACAGCCTTGTCAGCGCGTGCAGGCTCGGCAGGAATGGCGTCGGCGGGTATGCCGTTGATCTCGCACCAGTGCCTGACCCACCACTCGCCAGACCCAGCAGCCAGGGCGACGGCGAGCTGGATGGCCGCCTCCGACTTCCCGGCCCGGTTCGCACCGCCAATCATGTACGCGACCAGGCGCTTCGTCGTCAGCAGCTCGCGCACGGTGTCACGCTGCGACGTCCTCGCCTGCGGCTGTCCCTGGAGCGCGCAGCCCGGCGTCATGCACTGGTAGACGCCACGCTGACCATCAACCGGTGATAGCTCGCGACCGCATCCCGGCGAGCGGTCAGGGTCGCAGTCCCATCTCGTGCAGTGCGGACGCCATAGGCGACCCACCAGCAGCGGGTAGACGTTGTTCAGCGCAGCCAGTGTGTGCGCATCATCGACCCGGTCCTGAAGCCGGGTGCGCTCGTCAAGTTCCGGCTGGCCTGCCGGCTGGCCTGTCTCACTCATCTTCGGACACGATCAACCCGGCGGGTGCCAGTGCCTGGATCTGACCCGCTGACATGACCCGCTCAACCAGGTCTCGGTACTCCTCGACACTGCGGATCGGCTGGGCCTCCTCCTCGCCCTTGGCACGGTTCAGGATGGCAACGGTTCTGGTGAAGCCGTGGCGGCGCTCCAGTAGCCACGCCGACGCCTTCCAGTCGCCATCGCGAGCAGCTCGGCGAATATTCGCCATCTCGTATGCAACCGACTGCGCCTCACCTCTTTTAACGGCCTCGCGAAACTGACCATAGATCGATTCTGGTTCATGCAGACCGCGCCGCATCCATCGGTAGAATGTGCCTTCGTGTATGCCGATGTATGCGCTAGCCTGCTCATAGGTAAGACCGATTCGGATGGCGTCACGCACTTCTCGCACATGGTTGACTGTGATCTTGCGTGGGCGTGCCATCACTCACCATCCACAGCAGCAGATAGGCGGGCTCGTATGATGTCGCAGTATTTCGGCTCCAGCTCGGCAGACACGCACGCAAACCCTTCGCGCTCGGCGGCGATCAGTGTGGTACCAGACCCGCCGAACGGCTCGACGAGGACACCGCCGGGCGGCGTGACCAGGCGCACAAGCCACCGCATCAGGCGGATCGGCTTGACGGTCGGGTGATGGTTGCGGACGTGCTCGGCGGTGCGTCCAGCCCCGGCGCGGGGGTTGTCGATGCCTGCTGATCCTTGCTTGCGATCGACAGCTTGTGCGCCGGTCATGCTGGGCAAGTCGTCGCACCCGTCCTCACGTTCTGACCGCGACGGCTTCGGGCAGTGGTAAATGTTGGCGGGCCACCTTCCGTCGCCCTCGCTGGGTCCAGGCCATGCGGTGTCGCTATCACCATACCGGCACCCGTCGATGTTCAGCCCGCCCGTGCCCCACTTCAGGACGTTTTGCGCGACGGTGCCATCCAGCGGCTTCCGTGCCAACACTGCCGGTTCCTGTGCAGGCTTCAGGGCGGTACCCCATCCTGACCAGCGGCGTGCTTCTGGCGTGGCTGGAGCGGTTACCTTTGCTGTTGCTCCTTGTGAGTGACCGTTAAATGCGCGTCCAGCCTGACCAATGCCATAAGCCGGCCTCTCACTGATGATCTTACGAGTTGCGCCGGCTTCCTTGTCGATCGCCTTGGATACGTCCATCGACTTCGGGAAACCTTGCCACTGTAGCCACGCCAGGAGGTCGCGGATCTCAAAGCCGGCGTCCTCGAAGTTCGTCATCAAGCGGTGTATCGTCCGCGTCGCAGCGAACGCGATGATGTGCCCGCCGGGCTTCAGCACTCGCAGACACTCGGCGGCGAAGACGTCGCCGGGTACCGCAACATCCCAGCCCTTGCCCATGAACCCGATACCGTAGGGCGGATCGGTCACGATGGCGTCGACGCTGTCGTCGTCCATGCCGCGCAAGACCTCGACACAGTCGGCACAGTGCAAGGTATGCCGCCCGATCTGGATGACCTCGCCGGGCTTCGTCAGGGCGGGCGGGTCTTCGGGCAAGTCGTCGTCGCTGCTGTGGTCGGTGTCGGTGTCGCCGTCCAGGTCCATCTCGGCGGCGGTCAGCATCGCGTCGAGTTCTTCGTCGCTGAAGCCCAGCCCGTCAAGGTTCACGTCCTCGGCGTCCAGCTCCAGCAGCACGGCCCGCAGCCCTCCGTCGTCCCAATCTGCCAGCTCGCCGATCTTGTTGTCTGCCAGTGCCAGCGC